CGCAATTTGTGCATGCAGCACTTTGTCAGTCTCAGGGTCACGGAATATCTGCACAAGCACCATCTGGCTACTGTCTAGGTGCGTGGTGTAAACCTCGTATACGTATGTTTTAGCGTCTGCCATTGCATCTCCTATCGTCGGTGTTTCCACCATAGGGCACTACTGTGGCAATTCGGTGAATACCCTCTGAAACGCTTGTTTTACAAGGTTTGGCGAGTCTGCCATTTGTGGGTTTATCTCTACGTGTAACCAATCGCCACCCGGCGCACCGTGGATTGTTGGCTTAGAATATTTTGACCATGCTTGACGATCACATCGCCAGCCTCGGCCGTATGGCTTAAGTAAATAATCGAGTATGCACTCAAGACCTAACTCGTTTGCGTTAGCAGTCACGATGTTAAAGAAGTCCATTGTGCCTTTACGGTTGGCTGTTAATTGTTTTTCTGACGGCCTGTAAGACAGGTCAACTGCTCGACCAGTGGCGTGCACACTTAGGTTTGTTGAGCCGCGCATATCGCGTATGCCCCAACTGCCGTTATTCCAAAACGCGCCACCACCATGCTTAATGGCTTGACGTATCCATTCATCCATGCCGGCACGAGGGCCTGCAGCTGCACCATCGCTGTTGCCTGTGTAAGGGCGTGATCCGATTACTTTAGGGTTGGCTGGCAGTGCTGACATCGGCAGGCTTTCGTTTAAGACCATTAGCGGCAACAAGTCCAGACAACGTGCCAGTCATAAACACTGTCAGGGTAGATAGCAAGTCAATAAATTGCGCGTCATTTGGTGATTGCTCAAGCGGTTGAGTCACAAACAACAGGCCATAAACAAAACCTATAACGGTAAGCGCAAAAGTCACTGCAATTGTGCAGCCAACAAACACAATCATGCGCGCGTGTAGATATTCTATTTCCGATTTTTCCTTAGCCATTGCTTACCCTTTCGCATTGTGCAATAGTTGAGCAGCGTGTGAGCGTGCTGTTGCGTAATTTAAGTGGCGCGTTAGTTCGTGTTGTTTCGCACGCGGTCAGGACAAGTGCAAACATCACACTAAGGCTCAATAGGCGTTTCATCTGCTGGCGGTAACACAAAGTCTGTGCCGTTCCATAGGTAGCCAATGCCTGCGTAAGTTTTGCCAGGTACATCTAAAAAGGTTTCTATGTATTCGCCTGTGTAACGCTCTGGATTTGCTGCCATAAATTCGGATGTGGCTACAACAACATTGGTTACAACACCGTTTGTGATTTGTGCGAAATACTGTTCCATGTTTAGACCTTAAACCTGACTAGCAAAATACCTGAGCCACCAGCGCCGCCATTATCTGAACCTGTCGCATTGTTTCCGCCGCCACCTGAACCTGAGTTAGCAGCACCGTTTGTTGCGCGCGCTGTCGAGCCTGCTGTAGTGCCACCGCCTGACGCGCCACCACCTGATCCGCCGCCAGCGTAAAATGTTGTGTTTGCTGCCTCGCCTCTAAATGTTGATGCGTCATAACCTGCACCGCCAACTGTTGCGACTGTGCCTGATCCTGTCGTGCCTGCTGCTGTTGCACCTCCGCCAGATCCAGCCGCATTGCCTGCAGCAGTGCCACCCGTTCCACCGCCAAAACCTTGCAAACCTAGACCTGCCTCTTGGCGTTCTGCGCCAGTTCCGCTTAGTCCACCGCCACCGCATCCGCCTGCTTTACCAATGCGCTCAAAACCGCCGCCTGCATAACCGCCGCCCACCCCACCGCCAACACCTGACAAAGATTTAAGGTCGCTGGTAACTAAGCGTGTTGTAAGACCTGATGAACTTTTTGCTCCGCCTGCACCAATGTCAATTGCGTATGTTGCGGCAGCAAGAAAGATTGTTTGCTCTGCTACACCGCCACCGCCACCGCCACCCATGTAACTGCTAAGACCTGAGTTAGCACCTGCGCCGCCAGCCCCACCTACAACAAGACAATCAAACAAACCAGCGCGAGACACAACAAGGTTTGCGTCTGTTGTAAAAGTAAGCATCGTGTAATTTACGCCGCCGACAGTAATGCTTGATGATGAGCCACCTGTAGCCGCGCCGTATGTTAAACCCGAATGATTAAAAAAAGTAGCAGCACTAGCACTTTGGAAAACAAGCGTGCCACCTCCATATTGTGCCAACGCTAAAGATGATGCTGTTCCAACTGTTGCAGTGCCGGCAGTAATCGTGCAAACGCCTGCACCCATGTTTTGTATCCAAATAGTGTCACCAGCGCTAAAAATGCCTGTGTTAACTGTGATTGTGGTAGCACCTGCGGCAGTCATCTGGACTCGATAACCGACATCGCCAACCGCCAACGTGTAGTTAGCGGTTTTAGCTGCAATAGGCAAAGTTGTAATTGCGTTTAGTTGTGCAGCTGTGAGCACTGCACCAGATACAAACGGGAAAGGCGTAGTCATAGTAAGTACTTTATCCTAAAACGGGTTGTGGGTCTTGTATATCTAATTTGCCGTAAATCGGGTCGTTAAGAATGAACTCGTAGACGATGACAGTTGCTGACGTATAGAACGTAACTCGATGGCCGTTGTTTAGGTTTACCGATATTTCTACGCCCTCAACTGCTAGTTCTTGGGCTACCTGACCGCCCGTAATTGTGTTGGTAATAGTAATGGTGTCACCAATATCTACTAGCGCTAGTGCCTCGCGTTGGGCTGTAGTGAGCATTAAGTAATCGGTTTGCACGGCGTTAAAAGTTGCTTCAGGCTCGCCCACAAGTAGGTACTCTGCTAAGTCAAGTGCTGCCGCATCGTTGTGTAGCAGGCTGTTAGTAATGCTGACATTTTGGATTAAGTACTTGGCTTGGCTTGCTGCGTCATCTGCGACCTCTGGGCTAGTAGCGCCTAAATGCTGGATGCTTGCCCGGTTGACAATTAGATCAGCGTTGTAAATAATGCCTAAAGAGTTGTAGGGGATATTTGTGCCGTCATCGTGAAAATCGGCAACACTGCTAGACAGTGTGTTGCCTATTCTTGGTTGGCTTGTCAACGTGCCTGTGCGCGCCATAAAAATACGGCCCTGCTCTGCCTGTTGTATCTGGTCAATATATGCCTTTACGTTTGTGCCGTTAGGAACCGTGTAAGCAGCTGCGCCGCCAAGCGTTTGCGTACCTGTCTCAATGTCACGGCTTAACGCTGGATAGGCAACCTCTGGTAAATCCAAGACCGCTGCTAGTCGATCGCTAGATAGTTCTTCGCTCACGTTGTATTCGTTTAAGGCTGTTTGTGCTAGCAGATAAAAGTCATCAGCACAGTACACGCTGATCATGTTCTCGCCGCCTAATTCGTAGGAATAGTCGTAGTTAACAATTTGCCCTACAAAAAGCGCTATAAATGTGCCAACACTGTTGTATCTGCCAAACGAAACCCGGCGCAACGGTGCCAAAGTAAATTGCCCTGCTGGGTCTACATACGGGCTAGACGAGTACAACGGGTTTAGCGTGCCACCTGCTAGCGAGTCGTTTAGGTTAAATGACATTGTGCCAGCGCTAAACTGATCGCCTACATCGCGCCTACCGCGTTTAATGTTTAGGTTAGTTGAGTATTGAAGCATTGGCGCAAACTCTGTTGTGCCGTCTAAAACGTATTCTGTGTTATTTAGCACGCCTTTAGTTGCATCATCAAGCACAAAGGCATCTATCTGAAACCCTGTATCAATAAACAGTTCGTAATTGCCGCTTTGTACAACTGATGTAGCCATTAGGCAACCGCGATGTTTGCAGGGCCAGCCGCGCGATTGTAGGCACGAATGTTGTTAACAATTTCCTCGCCTGTTTGTGCGTTGCTCATAACCCCAGATACATAAATGTTGTAAATAGAACTTGCCATTGCCTGACTGCTATCACCAAAAAAACCGCCGCCACGCCCAGACTGGTCACCAAAACTAGATGCACTGCTACCACTGCCACCGCCACCGCCAGTAATAGCCAATGGTGCTGCTGGTGCTGGCATAGCCGGCATTGTTGCGCTTACTTGTGGCATACCTGCACGCTCGCTTGTGCCTGCAAAATCTCCACCACCGCCACCGCCGCCAATACTTGGCAGGCTAATTGTTGGTAACGATGCAATGTCACTAAATGGATTAATAAGGTTCATGCCTCGAATGATCATGTTTATTGCTGTGATGTACGCGTTGGCAAAAGTTTCAAAACCGCTAATCAAGCCGTTAAGCACACTGTTGACAATGGTGCGAAATGTCTCAAACTTGTTGTAGGCGTACACGATGCCAACAACTAGCGCTGCTACACCTGCCGCAATAGCGGTAAATGGGTTGAGTGCCATTGCAAAGTTAACTGCCAAGATCGCCACAGATATTGCGGTAATTGCGCCAGCAATAGCCAAAAATGCTTGTGGGTTTTTTGTAGCCCAATCTGCAAATTTTTGTACAACTGGCAAAACTGCCTGCACTACTGGCAAAAGACCTTTACCAATGCTGCCTTGCAAGTTTTCCATTTGAGCTGCAAGTATTCTGGAAGTATTGGCAAGACCGTCAGAAGTCCTTTCAAAATCTCCTTGTGCATCACCTGTTTGTTTGTAAATAGCGCTTTGTGCAGCAAGTATTTTTTGCTGATCAGTAAGAGCACCCGAGCCGCTGTAAATACCTAACGCCATTGCCTCTGCTTTAAGAGTGGCATCGTTAAGCAAAACACCAAACTTACGCATAGGTTCTGCCTCACCGCGCAATGCTGAACCAATAGCGTTAATTGCCTCTTCTGGTGTTGTGTTGTTAAAAGACGCAAGATCTGATGCAAGCGTTGTAAATTGGTTGCTAAAGTTTGCTAAATCTGCACCGCTAAGCCCAGCTGCTTTTCCAAAAGTTCCAAAAGTACCTGCAGCTTGCAATACAGATGCTGCAGATTGACCCATAGATTTTGCAGCAGTTTTTGAAAAATCTTCAACTGCTTTTGCACCGTCACCAAAAATAACGTTAACTTTAGACATACTTTCTTCAAGGTCTGACGCGGCTGAAATTGCTGGGCCAATAGCAGCTGCAACACCAGCAAGCGCAGCAGCAGCAGGAACAGCAGCCTTTTTAATAGCAAACTGTGCTTTTTCGCCTGCCGTTTCTAGTTGCTTAAATTGTTTAATGGCTTTGTCAATGCCCTTGCCGTCAAACTCTGAGATGATTGGTATAGACAGCATTAGAGCGACTGCCTAACTGTGCGCGCAGCGTCCAAAATCATCTTTTCCATTTCAGCCTCAATGCCGCGCCGCGCTTTATACACGGCAGGCCCAATAAGTCTTGTGCGACCTGTGCCAACAAAACCCAATTGATCGCCTAAACGGTTTGCGTTAGCGCGCCCAGCAGTTTCAAAAATTGCAGTCGCTGGGTCTTTTTGCTCAATGAGAATTACGCCTACAGCGTTGCGCCGGGTGTCAATGCGTAAACGCACGCCGCTTTTGGCTTTAGCCACGCTAAACGGGAACAGTTGACGGCCTCGACTTGACCACTTGTAGGCCATACCAGACAACGGCACTTGAGTGTAAACCTCTTTAGCCGCGTTGATTGCAGGCTGGGCGATCTGGTTGGCTTGCGTTCTAAAGTCTTTTTGCAGCTGTGGGTCAATCTTTTTGAGTGCGTTAATAGTTTCTTTTACGCCTACCACAGAAATTGTTGTGTTGACCGTCATAGAAACTCACCTTTTTTTGTTGTTCTTTTCTATAACACTAATCACCGTAACTAGGTCGCGCGTGTCAAACTCAATGTGCGTTGGCCACCATCCTACTGCTACCAGCATTTCTGCTAGTTGTCTTCGGTAAGTGCCAACGCTGTAGGGTTTGGGTCTGTCTCATCAACTGAGGTTAAATCCATATCAGGGTGTTGTTTAACCCATTCGCGCCATGTCGCTGGAACAGTGTCACCAGCAAGTTTGCAAAGATGATACGCCCAGCAAGCAATGTCGCTGTAGCCAATGCCTTTACCGTCAGAAACCTTGCGGTTTTCTAGTTTTTCCCACTCACATACCACAAACATATTTGTGGTCATAACGCGTTTGCCGCGCCCGTCTTGTAGGTCTAATTCTAATTTAACTTTCATGCCTTACCTTTCGTGTCGGGCCGATGCAGGCCGTAATTATGGTGCAGTTACGTCAAGTGTCAACGCGCCACCCTGAAACACAATGTCATAGGTTGACAATGTTCCTAGTGAGGCGTTAATAACTGGCAATGACTCAAGGTAGCAACCAGTCAAAATAAACTTAGGGTTGGTTGCTGACTCTGCACCCGATGCTGGGGTCAGGGTTACTGTGGTTTTTGCGCCCACCAAATTAAACAAAGTGGCGTAAGTTTCTGTGGCGGCAAAACTGGCATACATTGTTAAAGTAATTTCATTGTTGACAAGTCCAGCTGTGTAACTGCGTGAGTTAGTGCCAAACGCGGTGTCTTCCAATGCCTCGACCAAATAGGTCAATGTGGCTGCAGTGCACATATCGGTTAAATCAACGCTGTTAATTGTCAAAACTGGGTTTGAGAGATAAGTGCTACTGGCCATGTGTGTTAATTCTCCTCGTTGGTGTCTGTACTAGTTTTAGCAGGTTTTTTAGGTTTAGGTGTGGATTGCTTAACGATAAAACCACCAGACAACAGCGCTGCCACGTTGATGCCTGCAGCTGGTACATAGGGAACGCCGACAATGCCAAGTCTGCTTGATGCGATTG